TGTGATAAACCTTTGACCGGGATTACAGAATTTAATTCATTTCCTGGTATGTGTGGAGCCCCTTACATTGATAATGATTTGGGACTTATCTATGGTTTTCATATAGCTGGCTTAACGGCCGGAGGTAGTAATGTTTGGGTTACGAATATTACACGACCGATGCTACAAGTAGGTATTGATAAAATCATGTCCACTTCACCTCATATGGTGGTAGCTAGTCTTGGCGATGTTCGCGTTGACACTTATGGTACAGATTATACGGTTGTTCCTGGAACACCTCTTTTCATGCGAGAAGATGGTGCTAAAGATGCAGCTGTTGTAACTTATATGGGTAAAGTTTTGAAAGGAGGTGCCGAAATGGTATCTGCTACACGAACTCCGTATGTTCCTACCCCTTTTAAGGGTGTAGAAATATTTGGAGAACGTAAGCACCGACCTCCTAAAGATCCTAATGATGTTGCTAAAACCATGAGTACTCTTAACAAGTTGACAAACCCTGTTCAACATTACGAGCACGATGTTCTTGGAAGGGCTATTGATGATTACAAACAACAAACGTTGAAAGTTATCAAAGCCAATAAAGCCTTGCTGAAGGATCATTTACGTATTTATTCACAAGATGAAGCAATGAACGGAACCCAAGATGGACATTTGTTCGGATTACCGAATGATACGTCTGCAGGATTTCCAATCCAGAAGTCTAAGAAAAAGTGTTTAGTTCGTGATCCTATGGATGAATCTTTAGTAAAAATCCCTCGGGAATTTAATGAAGATTTTGATATCCAGAAGGAAATTGATCGAACTTTAGAAGCTTGGGCTAATGGTGAGCGAAGTGAACCAATTTACAAAGCTTCTAGTAAGGTCAATGAGTTGTTACCTAACAAAAAAGCTATTGCTAAAGTGAGGAAATTTTATGGATCTCCTTTTGCAAACTTTATTGCTTCACGTCGTGTTCTTGCTGGTGTACCCGAATTTATTCGAATGTTCCAGGAGGAAACAGAGTGTTTCGTTGGTGTTAACGCTACATCTGAACATTGGCAATCGTTGCATGATTTCCTTACTACATACTCCAGTAAGAGTATGATTGCTGGAGATTTTGCTGGATTTGACACTCGAATGGCAGGTCAAATCACTACTGCAGCTGCAGGTGTGATTATGTCTTGGTATGCTGAGATGGGATTATCGGTAGAAGAACTTTCTTTAATTAGAGGAGCTCTTTCTGACATTTGCAATCCAAATATCCTTATTGATGGAGATCTCTATCGCTTTGCGAATGGAAATCCATCTGGAAATTTGATTACTGTTCAATTGAATAGTATTTGCAATTCCATCATGATGCGTTATGTGTATTATAAACTAAACCCCCGAGTTCGGTATAATTTTGCACACAACGTAAAACTGGCAACCTATGGTGATGACAATGCCATGGGAGTTCGTAAAGGTTGTGATTGGTTTAACCACACGGCTTGTCAAAGAGCTTTCGCCGAGGTGGACATTGAATATACTATGGCTCATAAGGATGCAGAATCAGTTCCATATATTGGAATTGATGATATCAGTTTTTTGAAGCGAGATTTTAAATATCACGCTGATTTAAGAACGATTGTTGCTCCTATTGAGCTAGATAGTATTTACAAGAAGTTTTACTGGATCAAAAAATCTAGTGAATGTCCCTTATCCTCTGAAGAGCAATTCGGAGCGTACACAGACGGTGCGATTCGAGAAGCTTTTCTTCATGGTGAAGAATTTTATCATGAATTTTTAGGAAAACTTCGACACATAGTTTCATTGAATCCTTCTCTACAAGGTGTGATATCTTTCATACCATATGCAGAAATGTTGGAAACGTTGAAACCTGACTATGTGAAGGGATCACAAATCCACAAGCCTCGAAAATTTTTCGCTGAAAGTGTTGGTTTGTTAACTGATACTGATGCTGATTTTGAGAGCACCTTCACCGATTTTATCGGTGATTTTTAAACGCTAATTTTTAATGTTGTTTCGCGTTTAAGCTACGGCAAACAACAAGTTATTTGTACTGATTTACGACGTGATGTTATGACACTACACACGGACGCTTGCAGATTTCCAAATAGTCACCCAAAGGGAGCATTCTAATGCTGATGCATCCCGGTTAACCAACGGCATTTTCACAAACATTTTTATTTATAATTTATACCATTCCATTTTTGCATATGTTGCTTATATAGCAACTTTTATATATTTATTTTTACGTATTTTTTATTACTCTATGTATATTGATTCTATTTTGGCTTTAGGCCCCGCTGCTCGCGCAGGACTTTATAGTACAATTGGTTTCACACGTGATTCTTATATGAAGAGATTGAAACTCTTTAGATTCATTACGATACCTTTGTACTTTGTTGAACGTAGAGAACCAATTCGTTCAACACACACGAGAATTTTAAATTTGATTGAAGCTTTGAAATTAGATAAGCCAGATGGTACTCTACGAAAACAACCTTTTTGCGTCCATTTATCAGGACCTCCTGGTACAAGTAAAACAACTTTAGCTATTCAAATTGCACAAAAATTGATGCGTGCAAAATATGGAAGAGCTTTACCTAGTGATATAGTTACTTTGAACGAGACAGATGATTTTCAATCAGAATATCGTTCAGATCACAAGGTGGTTATTTTCGACGACTTAGGAGCTGAATCCTTTGTTGCTTCGAATGAACGTAATCCTTGGAGAAAAGTTTTAGATTTTGTGAACAATGTTCGCAAGACTGCACTTAATCCAGCCGTAGAGATGAAAGGCATTGTTCAAATTGAACCAGAGGTTGTAATCATTACTTCCAATGTTGG